GATCGAAGAGGCGCGTCTGCCCGAGGCCGTAGCGGCGGGTGAAGAAGTCCGTCGTCGCGTCGCATGCTTGGTGCTGCTCCGTGGCGTGCACCTGCTGCTTCTCGAGGCCCATGCCGCGCGGCGTGGCTGCGCGCGTGTTTCGAGTGAGGCGGAGGACAGTGCGGACAACGTCGCCGTAGAACGGGACGAACGATGCGTCAGCCGAACGGCCTAGCGCGTCGCCACGTACAAGCCCGGACATTTTGTGGTCATTGCCCGGGTGGAAGGCGCGCGCCGCTGTGGGGTAGAACCCGAACTTCGCGATGGCCCGGAACGGCTTGATGGCGTACACGAGGTCGTACTCGCGGTCGCGCTTTGAAGCCACGGGTATGAACAGGCCGGAGAAGAAGGAGAAGTCCCACGGGTGCTGGTGGATCTCGAGCACGAGCCTGAGGCCGAGCGGCGATGTGCCTTGGACGATCGCGTCCTCGAACGCCTTCAGGTCCATGCCGTCCTTGTTGCCGGGGAACGCGTCGCGGACTACCGCCTTCCTATGGCGCTCGCCCTCGTCGTCGCCGCCGACTATAATCACGACGGACGGGTCGGGCCCTAGCGGCTGGTGCCGCGGGGGGAGGAGGTCCGGTCGGGCCACAGTCATGATGGGGAGGTTATAGTTGGTGACCCCTTTCACTTTGTGGTATCCGACGACAGCGAAGGCCGCGTCCGGGGCGAGTCCTCGCCAGCGTGCCGTGCCATAGGCGCGGGAGAGCCCGTTGATGACAGCGTTGCCGAATGCGGTCGGCGTCTCACCGCTGCGGACTCGCGCCTCGACGCCGAACTTGTCGCCAAAGGCGGAGCTGCCCACCGTGGACACCCCTTTCTGCTGCTCGCGAACAGCCTCATCGTCGAAACCGATGAAGAGGTAGAACAGCAGTAGGAAGTACTTGAGCCGTAGGTTCACCGTGGAGTCCCAGCGCTCGCCGTCGATCTCGACGTCGATCCCGTCAGGGATGGCGTCAAGCATGAACTCGCGGGCGACGCCCAAGCCCTCAGCAGTCATGGCATAGGCGAAGATGATGAAGTGGCCAATGGTCCACGAGCGCGCGAGGGCTTTGGCCCCCGAGAAGGCGCTCGGCCCTACCACGACCTTCGCGACGTCACTGACGGCGAGAATGATACGCGGCGCTGTGTGCTCGACTCCGCGCGGGGTGCTCTTTAGCACCGACTCGGTCTTTGAGAACGCCTTGACGGCGTGGGACTGAGGCACAGAGCCGCAGAGCGAGAGAAAGAGCTCCCACGCCTCCGCGAGGGCGGCGCGCTGGTGGGCGGGGAACCGCATGATCCACTCTGGGACGCCGACGATGGGCATGGCGTCGCGCACGCTGGACTGCGCGCGGGCGTCGGCACCGCCGGGCCCAAGGCCGGGGCACAGGGCGTCAATGTAGTAAAACACCCAGGCCTCGAACTGCGCGACTGCGAATGGGTCGTGGTCGAGGAACTTGCCGCGGATGGGGACCCCGTGGCGGCTCAGCCGCGGGTACAACTGGAGGAGCTCGTTGGGGTGTGCGAGGCCCTGCCGGTTGCGGAACGCAATCTCGATGTTGTGCTGGTTGGTGGCGTACACGATCGGGATGGAGGCAGGGACGCACAGGCCCGCGGCGGCGAAGAAGGTCTCGCGATGCCGGCGGTAGGCGTGGCCCGCCCGGAAGAACGCAGTGTGCGTCATGGGCTTTGGGGCCACGTTGGTGGTCGACATGGGGAGCCACACCACGCGATGCTCGGCGACGGTGGGGACGTCCGGAGGGCGGGTTGAGCGGGTCTCAGCGTAAGTCTGGTAGACCGCCGGTACCAAGCCGCGCGTGCGGGCGATGGCCTTGCGCTTCCGGTAGGTCAAGAGGCCCCAAACCGCCAGGCTCGCCCCGGCGAAGAGGAGCGTGGCTGCCACGGAGGAGAAGAGCGCGGCGGGTCGTCCCCCCGCTTCGGCTCCACCCTCCATGCACGGATTGGTGAAGTAGCCGGTCTTCTTCTGGTACTTGACCACTGTGTCGTAGATCCGCTTTGGAGTCGCGCGGCCCTCGCCCTCGAGGACTCGCTTCTCATCCGGACGGAAGAACGGGACGGCAGCGGCCAGCCGCTCGGCG